GTGGCAAACGCTAATGGACTGACCAGCATCATCGAGATGTTCCGCAAGTTCGCGGACGAGACCACCTCTCTGCCGTCATACACGCACGGAGATGCAGGCCAGCAGCTCAACAAGACCGCAACCGGTATGTCCATCCTGATGGGCAACGCCAATGTGGCACTGAAGTCGACACTTAAGAACGTCGATGACTATCTAATCATTCCGCTGATCAAGTCTCTCTACCACTGGAATATGGAGTGGAGCGACAACGAGAAGGCTAAGGGCGATCTAAATGTGTCGGCGAAGGGCAGTACTTCACTCATTCAGCGTGAAGTTCGCTCGCAGCGCTTGCTGCAGTTTATGTCTTTGATAAGCAATCCTATGGATGTTGCTATAACAAAACGTAAAGAGTTGCTTACTGAGATTGCAAAGAGTATGGACATTAATCCAGACGAAGTAATCAAGACGGATAAGGAACTTCAACTTGAAGCGCAAGCACAACAGCAGCAGATGCTCGCCGCAAGCGGCGCAGGCGGTGCTCCAACTGATGGCTCAGCCCCAGTGGAAGGACTTGATGATCTTTCTAACGGAGCGGCTGGAGGCTTGCAGGGACAAGTTGGAGACCGTTCCGGACCACAGATTTGATCAAGGTAGAGCAGCAGAACTGCGCTTCATCCTTGAACTAGAAGATACCGCGCAAGCGGTTTTAAGCGCGAAGACGACCTCGTAAGAGATACCCGTCTTCTAAACGAAACGCGGACACTCCGTAGCGGACCCGCAAACATTGGTGAGATATGAAGGTAGACCCTGAGAAGCTTGAGCAAGAAGCCGACGAACTTTTGAAACAGATGATGGCAGAGCAGGACGGACCGGAACAGCAGCCCAAGGCTGAAGAGACCGACACCCCGCCGCAGCCACATGAAGATGAAAACCCACCCGCAGAATCGGCGGACACTGGGGAAGACGGCGAAGAGATTCCACAGGAAGAAGATCGCGGCGATCAAGATCCTGATGAAAGCGAAGGCGACCTGCAACAGCAGATCAAACTCGCAAACGAGCGTATCAAGAATGCTCAGGCTCGAATGACAAAGGCAACGCAAGAAGCGGCGGATTTGCGCAAAGAAGTAATAGCGCTACGTCAGCATAATGCGGAGCTGAGTTCTGAACTGGCTAATGCCCAGAACGGACGAGACGGTGAAGATGATGATCTGAAAACCCTCGCTGAGGAATACCCAGACATCGCTGCGCCGCTTCTGAAGAAGCTGGCAAAGTTAGAACAGACAGTCACCCAGTATAGGGACCAAGTTAGAACGAATGAAAGTCAGAGCACTCTTACTGAGCACTTTGACACTATCCGTGAGTCGCACCCTGACATGGACGATATCGTCACGTCAGATGACTTTGTTGGATGGCTCGAGCGTCAGACGCCTGTATGGCAGCGTGTAGCCAATGACGGCAGCGCCCATGAGGTAGTTGAGCTCATCAATCGTTATAAGGAAGTCTTCGATACACAGCCGCAACAGCCGGTCTCAAAGGTTGATAAGGCGCGACGGGTTGCAGAACCCACGCTCCCTAAAGCCAGACGACCGGACCCAAGCTCGGGCAAGCGAATTTGGAGCCGCCAAGAGATCACCCGTATGCCACTCGATGAATTCGAGCGACGTTCGGCAGAGATCGATCAGGCGTATCTGGATGGACGAGTCCGTTAGTTCAATCCTGTTGTAATAAGGTTTATTTAACATGCCTGCTTTTCCTACCGCTGGTTCAAACTCCGCTGCGAACTTCATTCCTGAAATTTTCTCGAAGAAGCTTCAAGCGAAGTTTTATGCCTCGTCAGTACTCCCCTCGATCTCGAACACCGACTATGAAGGTGAAATCTCGGGTCAGGGTAACAAGGTAAACATCCGCACCGTACCAAACGTAACCGTCAGCAACTATGACGGCAGCGTTTCGTATGCTGATGTCACCACCCAAGTTGTCGAGCTGAACATCGACAAGGCGAAGTCGTATGCCTTCAAGGTAGACGACATCCTTAAGGTTCAGGCCGACATCGCGTTCCAGAACGAAGCATCGAAGGATGCCGCTGAGCAAATGCGTATTGCTGTTGAGCAAGACGTTCTCGGCAACATCCCTACTGCTGCAACGACCATTTTGGACAAGGCATCGGTTTCGGAAACAACCCTTCTGAACCACATCCTCGAAGCTGGCCGCAAGCTGGACGAATTGAACATCCCTGATTCGGATCGTTTCCTCGTTCTCTCGCCGCTCTACATCGAGATGCTGAAGAAGTCGGAACTGCGTCAAGCTTACTTGACCGGTGACGCTGCTTCGCCACTCCGCAACGGTAAGGTTGGTCAGGTTGACCGCTTCACCATCTATCAGTCGAACTTGCTTTCGATTGGTTCTGGCGGCGATGCTGGCAAGACGTTCTGCCTTGCTGGTCACCCTAAAGCTACCTGCTTCGCTTCGCAGTTCGTGAAGACCGAAACAGTTCGCTTGACCGACACGTTCGGCGACGGCATTCGCGGCCTGAAGGTTTACGGTTACAAGGTCGTTGTTCCTAACGCCCTCGTCACCATGAAGCTGAAGACGACAGCCTAATAGAAGCGGGGGCGAGGGAAACTTCGCCCCCAACTCTTTATAGATGAAGGCATACAACTGTGCCTTCTACTATGCAGAGAACGAGGAACACCGTGGAAAAAGCCATTGAAGATATGAGCAAAGATGAGCTCGACATCTATGCACGAGACAAGTTCGCCGTAGAGCTCGACAAGCGTCGACGCATTGAGGATCTTGTTGAGCACGTAAAAACGCTCGTAAACAACAAGGGCAAAGTTGTTGAAGCTGCAGTCAAGGCTGAGCGTAAACCAAAAATCGTGCGCCATTTGAAAACTGGTGTGGAATGGTTCTGGAGTCCTCTATATAAGGGCAATCCAGACCTTGAAGTTATTGAGTGGGAATAAACTAAATGGCGACGACCAAAGCTGTTGATCTAATCAGTCGAGTTAGCATCACACTCCAAGATCCCACGTTTGTGCGTTGGACTCAGAGTGAGCTGCTGAACTACCTCAACGATGCCCAGCGGCAGGTCGTCCTGTTTCGTCCAGACGCGAAGGCTGCTAACGCTGCGTTTTCATGCGCAGCCACCGCAAAGCAGACGCTGCCTGCGGATGGCCTTCGCCTTATCAACGTCTTAAGAAATACTAACGGTCGAGCAGTCACTAAGGTCGACCGTAGCATTCTTGATGTTCAGCTTCCTAATTGGTACGAAACCGCAGTAAGCGCTGACGGCGTGAAGCACTACGTGTATGACGCTCTCGATCCGAAGAACTTCTACGTTTTTCCAAAGCCTGCCGCAGCTCACCAGATCGATATCGTGTATGCAATGGCACCGGTTGATATCGTTATCTCGAACTTCACGACTGATACGCAAGTCATCGGCATCGACGACATCTACGCCAATGCATTGATGGACTACATGATGTACCGCGCTTACCAGAAGGACAGCGAGTTCGCTAACCTCAACCGCGCCGCTGTGTACTATCAGGCGTTCACTACGTCTCTTGGCATCAAGTCGCAGGCTGATGGTGGCCTGCTTGAAAGCATGGTCGCTCAACAGCCACGGCGTACTGCCCAGTGAAGTACAGCGACCTCTTCGTCTACGTCCTGAGTGAGGCTCCGTCCTGCCCTGAGTTCACCGCTGAGAGGGCTATTAGAGACGCTTGCATCGACTTCTGCGCACGCACAGACTTGTATCGCGCAGAGCCACAAACGCTCGTTGTTTCACGTGGTGTAACGGACTACGAGATTGATGCGCCTAGCGGCACTGAACCAAACCATGTGAAGGCGATCATGCTTGATGGTCGTGCTCTCGAGTCGGTTCCTTATGAAGACGCCTTCATGAAGATCGAGCTGTCGGACTTTGGAGCGCCTACATACTTCTCACAATACGACAACCGTACTGTCCTAGTAGGGCCAAAACCAGAGGGCAAGGTAAGTCTGAAGGTTCTGTACACGCTGAAGCCTACGCAGACATCTACAACGATTCCGGATACGATTGGCCTAGAGCATCGCGAGACGCTGGTGGCTGGAGCTCTATTCCGCCTGCAGATGATGTCTGGTCAGCCTTGGATGGATGGCGCTGCTGCCGGTGCAAACAGGCAGCTTTATGAGCGCGGCGTTGCTGCAGCAATGCGGCAGGCCAAGTACGGTCACGGAGGAGCAGCCCTTACCGTCAAATCAAGAGAGTTCATCTAATGGCTTACTCAGAAACTCTATACCTTGTTCAAGGCGACACGTTGCCTCAGCTTAAAGTCACTGTGCGTGATCGCAACCTAGCTGCGGCTGGCAAGGTGCTGGACCCAGAAGATCCTACTACATGGGCTCTGGTGAACCTTACCGGCGGAACCGTTCGCTTGCGCGTGCGTGAGGTTGGCGGATCTACGACTAAGTCGACGCTTGTCGGTACCAATACCAACGCCGTTGGCGGTGAAGTTGTGTTTGTGTTCGACGCGACCACGCTAGACACTTCTGGTGTTTTCGAGGGCGAGATTGAATACACAGAAGCTGGCGGTGGAAAGCAGACAGTATACGACTTGATCAAGCTCCAGATTCGCGAGCAGTTCGCTTAAGGAGCCGCCAATGGCAATAGCCGGTATCGAAACTGGTGGTACTGGTGAAGGCCCTATGGATGCCTCGGCGGACGTCAGAAAGTTAGAGGTTGCGCCGCTCGAGTACACAGAGCTGTCGGCATCTACAGGGTACGTAGAGCTTGATGCACAGACGCGCTATAGGTTCCTATCATCCGCGAGTAAGTACGTCGCGCTTGCTGCGCAGAGAGCTTATGTACGCCTATTCGCTAGCACGGCCTCGATCCGTCCAGTCATCACAACTGCGCTTGGTATATTTTTAATCTTCCGCGAGCTTGCGGATGCGGCAGGGATTACAGATCAGATTCGTCGTGCCTTCGGCAAGGGATTGTCGGACAACGCCATTACAACTGATACTCAATCCAAGTCACTTAGCCGCTCGAGAAGCGATGCCGCTGTAGCAAGCGAAGTTATATCTCGAGGCACAGGCAAGGTTTTAACGGAGCTTGTGACTGGTACGGACTTTTTAAGTAAGTCGTCTGGCAAGAATCCCAACGACATGTTGTCGGCGTCGGAGATCTCAATCAAATCGATTGGGAAAGTGTCTACCGAATCAGTGGCTGCAACAGACATTCTTTCAAAGACAACGAGCTTTGTACGGGCGATATCTGACGGATCAGTTGTCGCTGACGCTTCATCGAAGTTGTTTGGCAAAGACGCAGTAGATGGCGTGCAGTCATTGGATACTCGCCTGCTGAACGTGAATAAAGTTTTATCAGATATTGCTTATGCAACTGATGACGTCAACGGCGCATCGGCGGGTGACGACCAGACAATTCAGTTCTTCAAGTCGAGATCTGACGCAGTATTAGCTCAAGACATCATCGCGATTGTCTCTACCTTCTCAAGAGTGTATAGCGATACGGCGTATACCTCAGAGGTGTCGGCAAAGGCTTTCGATAAATCGCGTGAAGATCAGGCGGTGACATCGGACTCAGGCTTTGTTAAGAGCCAAGGGTACTGCGATATAAGTTACTTCATGGAGGATTACGTGGGCGCTATACGAACATTCTGAGGGTTAACATGAATACGAACGAAATGATCAAGGCCACTGGCCGACTGAATATCCAAGTCATCGGCACTGATGGCGTGATCAAGGAAGAACAGACTGTAGACAACCTCGTTGTCAGCGTTGGTCTGAACTTCATCGCCAGCCGCATCAAAGATGCAACCGCTGCAGCCATGTCGCACATGGCCGTTGGCTCAGGCACCGCCGCTGCAGCAGGTGGGAACACAGCGCTTGGCACTGAGCTTGGTCGTGTCGCTCTGGTGTCGACTACTGTCACCAATAACTCTGTTGCATATGTCGCTACGTTTGGCGCTGGTGTAGGCACTGGTGCGGTAACTGAAGCAGGCTTGTTTAACGCCGCCTCTAACGGAACGATGCTTTGCCGCACCGTCTTTGGTGTCGTTAATAAAGAGGCGACTGATACGATGTCGATCACTTGGACCGTCACTATCGGCGCTGCGTAATTCCTCTGAGGCGAGTCTAAGATGGCAACTATTGTTACGCGGTCCGGAAAAGGCTCGCCCCTTACCAACAATGAAGTTGATGCCAACTTCACGAATTTGAATACTGAGCTGGGGACGAAGGTTAATGCCTCGTCTCTAGCTGCTGTTGCAACCTCTGGCGCATATGCCGACCTCTCTGGCAGGCCGACAAACGTCTCATCGTTTACTAATGACAGCGGCTATCTGACCAGCTTCACCGAAGCCGATCCGACTGTGCCGTCGCACGTCAAGGCGATCACGACGACAAACATCAGTAACTGGAACACGGCATTTGGCTGGGGTAATCACGCATCTGCAGGGTACCTCACTGGCATCACGTCAGGTCAGATTACAACGGCTCTGGGCTTTACACCAGCAACGGCGGCACAAGGCGCTAAGGCAGACACTGCTGTTCAAACCATTACATCGACTGATGGATCTATATCTATTACTGGAACAACGGCGATAGACCTATCGGTTGCTGTCGCTGGTTCAACTTCAAACGTCCTCCTGCCTGTTCGCAACACTACGGGCGCAACGCTCACAAAAGGCACTGCGGTATATATCAGTGGCGCTACTGGTCAGATTTCCACTGTAAGCAAGGCAATCGCAACAAGCGATGCAACGTCGGCGCAGACATTGGGCTTGGTCACAGCCGACATTTCAAACAATTCCAATGGCAACGTCACGCTCATTGGAGCCATCACCAACATCAACACATCTGCTTACACGGATGGGCAGCAACTTTACCTAAGCCCTACAACGGCTGGAACGCTGACCGCCACCAAGCCACATGCACCTGACCACTTGGTTTATATGGCGGTTGTGGAACACGCTCACCCAACGCAGGGTAAGCTGTTTGTCAAAGTGCAAAACGGCTATGAGATGGATGAGTTGCACGATGTATCGGCTCAATCCCCTGCCAACAATGATGGCTTGTTTTACAACACATCGACAAGCCTGTGGGAAAAGAAGTCGATTGTCACGGCGCTTGGATACACGCCTTACAATGCCACCAACCCAAGCGGGTATCTTTCGACTGTAAGCCTGACATCAAACGTCACTGGCACTCTCCCTGTCGCAAATGGTGGCACAGGCGCGACCAGCCTAACCTCAGGCTATTTGGTCAAAGGAAATGGCGCATCCGCCGCCAGCGCATCTATTGTTTACGACAATGGAACGAATGTTGGTGTTGGAACCAGCGCGCCACTTAGTAAATTGCATGTGAACGGGGCTGCTGCTGGCGGGGGTATCATAGCCTTTGTGACCAATACAGATGCAACAGGTTTTACTAGCACCTCGTTTGGAGACGGAACAAACACAAAGGGCCAAATCTGGGTAGGCAACGCAAGCTACGCATCGTTTGGTGGTGCTGGGTCAATGAACTATTCAGCCAACAGCGGCCCCCACGTTTGGTATACGAACTATTCAGAACGGATGCGCTTAGACGCATCTGGCAACCTTGGCATTGGGACAAGCAGTCCATCGTCAAAGTTGGATGTTAGCAGCCTTGTCACACTTTCTGGGCCTGAAAACAATCAACTGCGCTGGCTCAATAGTGGTAAAGATTGGCGCGCCAACGTCTCTGCTGCTGGCAATTGGTATCTCTATGATGTGACCAACACCAAGTTTCCCTTCACCATTGAAGGGAACGCTCCAAGCGACACATTCCGCCTTGCCAGCAATGGCAATGTAGGGATTGGCACGGCTTCTCCATCATCAAGGTTGGATGTAAAGCGTGGAAGCAACGCAACAGAAGTCTATCCTAGCGGGAATTGGGCTGGCCGCATTGTCAACGCCACGGATAGTGCGAGTGAAAATGGCCTTATTGTTGGAAATCGCTGGGCTTCAACAAATTCTTGGGTTGTTGATTTTGGGTCAATCTTTGGCAACGGCAGCGGCTCATGGTCATCTTATTACAAGATTGATGGTGTAGGACAAAGCATTTGGGGTTCTGGTTCTGCTGGCACAGAACGCATGAGGCTTGGAGCAAATGGTGGACTTGCCATCGGTGGCACTGGCACTGACGCGACATTGCACATTCAGTCTGCTGTTGGTGGATATAACCGCCTGACCCAAATGGCCCCGTCTGGGACTTCAAAAGATGCTTTCAACATCATGGCTGCCAAGAACAGCGGCGGCTCTGATTTGTGGTGGTCTTGGGGCGTAGACACCAGCAACCGCTGGCGCATCAACCAAGGTGTCGGCTTTGCCAATAATGGCGTCATCATGGATGATGTTGGGCAGATTACCAGCGCGGATGTGGCTGCTGCCTTTGGTTACAAGGGACTGCCACAGAACCAGCGGACATCAGCCTACACGCTGGCCCTCTCCGATATTGGAAAGCACCTTTATGTAACCGCTGGCGCATTTGCAGTGACCATTCCGGCTGACGCAACGCTCAATTTCCCTGTTGGTGCGGCAATCACATTTGTCTGTGAAGATGCTGGAAAAACCATTGTTCCCGCATCTGGCGTTGCACTTGTGCTGGCTGGCACTGGTGCAGCAACCACAGGGACGCGAACTCTGGCGATTGGCGCTGTTGCAACACTCATCAAGGTTCAAGCTAACCGCTGGTATATCTCTGGCTCTGGGGTGACTTAATGACTGGTGTTCTTTGCGCGCTTCTTGGAACGGGGCCATCAATCGACACTAGCCCTTATTCTGTCAGCTACCTTGTTATTGCTGGTGGCGGCAGTGGTGGCGCGTATGATGGCGGCGGCGGTGGGGCTGGTGGTTACCTTGCAAGCACTGCCACTCTAAATACTGCTGCGGTATATACAATCACTGTTGGCGCTGGTGGAGCTAGTGTTTCAGGAACAACACAAGGCAACATAGGCACAAATTCATCATTTTCTGGCACAGGCGTGAGTGTTACAGCGACACGCGGCGGTGGCGGCGGTTCTCAAAATGGGGTAAATAACGGGGTAAGTGGTGGCTCTGGCGGCGGCGGCGCATATTACCTTGGTTCTGGCGGCGCTGGCACATCAGGTCAAGGTAACGCTGGCGGCACTGGAGAATTTGCGTCCGGCGCTGGCGGCGGCGGTGGCGGTGCTGGCGCGGCTGGTGCTACGCCAGTTGGGGGGTCATCAACTGGCGGTTCTGGTGGCGTAGGTTCTGCAAGCTCAATTACAGGAACATCAGTCACACGCGCTGGCGGCGGCGGTGGCGGTGGTTATTTAAGTGGTGCTGGTGGTGCTGGCGGTGGTGGTGCTGGCGGTTATAATACCATAGGTGGTTATGGATTGGCTGGAACCGCAAACACTGGCGGCGGTGGCGGTGGTGGTGGGCCACCCGACAATAGTGCAACAATTAGCGGCGCTGGTGGCTCTGGCGTTGTCATCCTATCAATTCCAACAAATCGTTATAGCGGTGTCACAACTGGAAGCCCCACTGTTTCAACTTCTGGCTCAAACACCATCCTGACTTATACCTCATCTGGCACTTATACGGCTGGCGGCGGTGGTGGAGGTGGTGGTGGTGGTGGTGTCACCAGTTACAATGCAGACCTGTTAATTATTGGCGGCGGCGGCGGAGGTG